CGGATATGAACTATCAGTTAGAGGTTGTTCGTTATTATGACGACCAACAATCTTTGCTGTATGTGCCAGAACGCAACAACCTAGTTCTTTCCCAAGCCAAGAATCCTATTGGCAAAATGATGGTTGTAGTAGCACGCCGTCCGTCTATAGATGGCGAGATGCGTGGACAGTTTGATGACGTACTCGGTATTCAGTTGCTTCGCAACAGGTTCGCATTACTTGCGATGGAAGCAGCGGAAAAATCCGTGCAAGCACCAATTGTTTTACCATCAGATGTTAATGAACTTGAGATGGGTGGCGATGCGGTTATCCGTACCGCTAACCCTGCTGGAGTTCGCCGTGTAGACCTTAACATTCCACCTGGAGCATTCACTGAGCAAGCGTTGCTTCAGCAGGAACTAAGAACAGGTACACGTTATCCAGAGGGACGTACTGGAAATATTGATGCCAGCATCATTACGGGACAAGGCGTGCAGGCACTTATGGGAGGCTTTGATACACAGGTCAAGTCTGCTCAGGCTATTTTTGCTTCAGCACTACGTGATGTTATTTCTGTTTGTTTTGAGGCAGATGAGAAGTTCTTTAACTATGAGAAGACTATTCGTGGTGTAGATGCTGGTAGTCCATACCAAATTACTTACCTACCAAGTAAAGACATTAAGAAAGATTATTCAGCCGATGTTCGTTATGGAATGTTGGCGGGACTTAACCCAGCACAGGGTTTAATTTTTATGTTACAAGCACTAGGGGGCGGACTAATCTCAACAGACCTTGCTATGCGTGAGTTGCCATTTGGCATTAACGTAACCCAAGAGCAAGAGAAGATTGAGATTGAGAATATGCGTAAGTCGCTAGTCCAATCCTTGCAGGCATACACCCAGGCAATTCCACAGATGGCAGTTGGTGGTCAAGACCCATCAGATGTTATTAAGAAAATTGCTGATGTTATTAAAGCACGTCAAAAAGGTGTAGCAATTGAAGACGCAGTTGAAGAAGTCTTTACGCCTGAAGAATTACCTCCTGCTGGTGCTCCTATGGTTGAGCAAACGTCCCCTGCTCCCGCTGCGCCAGTAGGAGGCGCTCCTTCCCTACAAACACTTTTATCTAGCCTAACGGCTGGTGGACAGGCAAGCGCAAGCGCACGAACAGCAATTAGGAGGTAGTTATGCCTAGTCAACGCAAGAGGACTAAAAAGGTTGTTAAGCCTCAAGTAAAGCGTAGAAGAACTACCAAAGAACCAGTATTAGTTAAAATTGATTTTTGGGCTATTGCTGCTAAAGAAGTTTATGATGCTTGTCTCCGTGCTGGATTTGATGAAGGTACGGCAATGGCATTTGCTATGGATAGGTCAAGTTATCCTGATTGGATAGTAGACCCTAAAGACCCAATTAAAAATCCGCTAGATGATTTTGAAGAGGATGACGATTAATGTCAATGACACAACCAATGGATAACCGTGGTGGTTACAGACCAACTGCTCCTCAGAATAGTCCTATGAATGTTTCTGCTACTGGCGGTAATGGACAAAGCGGAAAACAGGCTGCTACTTATATTCCTGGACTTCCTTATGGCGAAGGACAACAAACTTACGCTCAACAACTAGCAGCGCCTATGGCTTCTACTAATATGCCTTTAGAGGCTATTACTGGTATTACTGCACCAACAGAAAGAAGCGCAGAACCAATTACAGCAGGTGTTGATTTTGGTCCTGGTCCTGGTTCAGAGGTAATTAATCTTCCCAATACACAACCAACCGTTCTTAGTGTATTGCGTCAGATTGCACAAAATGACCCAACTGGAGAAACTGATTTGATTTTCCAGGCTATGCTTGAAAAAGGTATTGGATAGTGCCAGAGATAATTGACCCCTCTGTAGCCGAACTTAGCCCTAGTCTTTATAACGCTGCACGTGTTTCAGGACTGAATTCAGCACAGGCTAAGTTTCTTAATCAGATGTCTAAACAATATAAGTTAGGTGCTGACTTACTTAAACTAGGTGAATCTGCTGCAAGAAATAAATTCCTTGCACTAGACCCTAAAGTGCAAGATAACATCAGAGCGTTTTTTCCAGAACAAAAAGCCTTTGAGGCTGAAAAAGGTTTGGCTTTAGAATTAGCAACATTGGGATTTAAGGCGGCTACATTCCCAATAAAATTTTTAGGTAGCCCATTTATGGCAGCGCTTAATGCGCTTGAGAATTGGGAAAAAGGAACTAAGACTGCTTATCCAGCAGGACGTCAAATACAAGAAGCAACTCAAGCCCAACAAATGGGATTACCAGTTACTAAGCGTCCTGATTTTGCTAGCGGAATTATCAAAGATACTTTTGATGGGCGAAATAACTGGAAGTGGGACAAAGTAGATATGTATGAGCAACGCTATGGCGTTGCAATTACTACACTTGCTAGAGGTATTGCTGAGGGTAGAACCGTAGGTGAGTCTATTGAGTTATACGGAAATCCTGATGACCCAGAAATTATGGCTGCTGTTGTATTTATGTATGACAAGCCTAAACAATTTAATGCTATTAAAGATGGATTAAAGATAGATGCACAGATTTCTCCAGGTCGTGACGTAACTGAAAAGTTTGGTTTTATTGGCAAGACTGTTGAAGGTGATTACTGGACTGGTGTAGCCCAAAGATTATTAGGTGTTCAGCCAAGAATTGTTTTGCCAGAGGGTGTATCGCCCGAAAGCAAACGTGGCAAAGCAATACTTAAAGCCGAAGAAATAAAAGTTAAAAAGAAAGTATCTGGAACTATAGATGCTTTTTACACAGTGTTTATTGACCCACTTACTTACATAGGTTTAGGATTACCAGCCGTAGCCAAGACACTTGCTAAGGGTGTTGGCGGTATACGCGTTGGTGTTCGTGAGGCACTTCAGCAATCAGCATTTAAAACTAAAGGACAACGCCTTGCTGAACAGTTTAAGTTTGTATCTCAGCGCAAAGGTACTGAAGAAGGTTATGCCTGGTTATTTAATGAACCTGAAATTAAAACTCTTTGGGATGACCAACTAGGACCACGTTTAAAGTCCTATGCAGAGGCTAAATCTCCTACTGCTAAAGCCTCAATACTTGAGTCTATTAGATTTGATTTTCCTGAGTGGTATAACGAACCAGTAATAAAAACCCTTACTACTGGTGAAGTTAAAGCCTTTGATGCTGCTAGTGCACAAAAGTTTTTCACTCACGTAGATGATGCTAATCTTATGCTTAATGGCAGAGTTAATGGTATTTCTTTCCGCCGTAATGGTATTCCTTATGCTCGCAAAAGCAGAACTCTTACTTCGGCTATGCACCGAGTTGCTTATTCAGTATTTAATCCAACGAGCGAAGTAGATATAACTACTAAAGAAATTCTTGCTAAAGGCGATGCAGAAGCCATTAAGGCTATGTCAATTGTTACTAAAGTTGCCGATGAAGAAAACAAATTGCTCAATCCTCAGATTGATGAATTGTTTGCGCTACAAGAGGATGTTGGTAAAGCGCGACGTTTAGCACTTAAGTTAGGCGTTGCTGCTAGCAGACTACCTGGAGTTATTAAGTTTGGTGAAAACGCTATTGAAACTGCTGACAATATTCGCAATACTGCCAGTTTGGTATTACCTAAAAATATAGCCAATGCTGTTACTCTAATGCTTTTAGACGAGCCATTAGATATTCAATTGACAGCAGTACGTAATATGCAGTACGCCTTTATGAAGCGTATGAATGTTCCTGAAGATGATATTCAACGTATTCTTCAAGATACATATAACGGGCAGGCTGGATTTACTCCAGTTGTAGATATGCCTATTGCGGATAATATTGCGGCTCAGATGCATCCTATGGCAGTAGCCTTTAATAACCTTACGCCAACCCTTGCTGCTACTGGTGCTATTGAGCCATCTCAATTACGTAAAGGTATTAAGCAGTTGCCGTTTGATACTATTTATCAACTATCTTCAAAGGCAAGATTAGATGAACGTGCCAAGGGCACTCCTGCTAAAAACTTTCTGCTTTTGTTTAACGGTATTGGTAGGAGCAGAGTTGCTACTCTTTGGAATAATAACTGGGCTGCATATACCCTGGCTCCACGTTTAGGTATTAGAACTAACGTAGATGAAGGTTTCTTTTATTATTTAACTAAGCCAGTTACGGATGTTCTTGATTTAGTAGCCAGTAAGTTTCAAAAAGATATTAAGGCTATGCAGACGGTTACTGGCAGTGGTGCTGCTATTGGTCCTTATAAAGGTTCTTTATACTATATAGCAAATAAGATGGGTATTACTGTAGACGGTAGACCATTAGACCCACGGAAAGTTCTTACTTCAGCAGAACAAGCCGACATTATTGAAAAAATTAGAGTTAAAAAATCTAAAGAAGTTGGATACGAAATACCACTGTCTGAGATAAAGCCAGTATTTATTAAAGAAGGCATTATCAGCAGAATTGAAGAAATTTATAAATTTACTGATGACAATAAAGAATGGCAAAATTTAAAACGAGTTCTTCGCAATAATTCTAATTTTAATGAGGGCTTAACAGCCTCTATTGCTGCCCGTGATTTAGTCGTAGGCAGAATGGACCGAGACTTTTACGAGTCTGTATTTGATATAGACCAACTAACTAGGTTTATTAAAGAGTTGGGATTAGAGCGGTCACCACTTTATACGCCTAAAGAAATAGAAAAGTTAAGTCAACAAGAATTAGGCGTTGCTATGTGGGACAACTTCCTAATTCGTTTTGGATTTAACCAACTTAAACTACCTGGAAATTATTATTTAGACCCAGTAAGTGTATTCTTTAACAATAACGGGTTACGTAATGATGATTTTTTTGGAGCATTACGTCCAAGTACTAATTTTGCCAATGCGCGTACTGAACTTATGGAGCAGATGGGCGCAACATTCAATGAAGTTAGCGCTTTTTATGACGTACTGGATGCTAAAAGACTACAGGCAGCCCTATCTAACTGGGGTGAGACCGTTTATTTTCGTCAACAAGGTGTGTCCGACCCAGAGATAGCCCGTATTTATGCAGAGCGTATTCTGAATGATATGCGCTTTGCTTTTCACGGTAGCGCAGATGGCTTTAATGATAACTTGTATGACTTAATGCAACGTAAATATGCTGATGTCATTAAGGCAGCCCCACGTCAGGGTATGCCAGCAGCAACTGCTTGGTCACGTGCTGCT